TAATCCTGACTATAAAGTTAAGTCAACAACTAAAGAGTTGAGAGAATTCACTATAAAAGGAACTAGGATTATGGCATACTCTAAAAAGGACGCTATTAAGCGGCTTAATCATAAGAAATAACTAAAATATCAAAATATGGAACAAGAATCAAGCGCAATCAATCCGTATAACGGAATATTCGGGCAGCAAGGTTGGATTTGTCCGAAGTGTGGGAGGGTATATTCACCATATACTCAAATGTGTTTGTATTGCAAACCTGATAATATAACTACTATTTCCAATCTTATCGACCTTTCTAACAAGAATGTCAGCGAAGAAGAACTAAGAGAAAATCGTAAAACCAAATAAGATATGAAACAGACATTAGAAGAAGCAGCAAAAGAAAATATCTTATTTAACCATAGAACGGTTGATCGTACTTTGTCAGGTGGCAACTTGGCGCAATTTGGGATAACGAATTTTATTCAAGGCGCCGAATGGCAAGCAAAGCAATCTCCGTGGATCAGCGTGAAGGACAGGTTACCACAAACAGATGATGACCTGTACGTAGTGCTTGATGCTAGGATGAATCCTCCGGGATGCGGAGTATGTGATTTTAATCCTAAGACAGAGACTTGGATTGACTATGATTACAATATTATATACCCTACTCATTGGATGCCAATCCCTTCTCTTGAATCAAATGATAACGAATAACCGATAAAGAAATGAAAATAAGATTAGCAGAAAAGATTCTTTATGTTACTTCTGTATTCGGAAATTGGGACAGTAATTATCAGCCCTATTCCGTTCCACAACAACAAAAGGCTTTGAAAACTTTGAAAATTCCAATGGATATTAGAAGATCAATGTTGGAATACGGAGTATATGGAAAGATTCCGGTTGAATACAGGAAGTGTAATCCGATTGAAATATCGCAAATCATGCTTAGTAAAAATATGAATCCTGCCTCTATAAAAGAGTTCCGTAGGTGTATGAAGCAGATTTTAAGCAAATAACTCAAATTAATGTACAAATGGTAACGAATTAGAGAGAAAGGAAGTAAAAAATGAGAGTATCACTTAAAAAGGCTTTTACCATATTAGATGGAAGGTTATCAACAAAAATGGATGATGTATATGAAATGCTAAATTTCATATTCTCCGAAAACCTTTATACACATCAAATTCCAACAGCTATGCGAAAGCTAAAAGAGCTTAATCCCGATTGGTTTTCGGATGGAGTAAACGTAGTTGAATCTATAAAGCAGAATTATAATACAAATGATTTTCAGGAGCTCATGGAGATTATTGATAAAGAGTTTTATGCTTATGAGATTGAGTTGGGAAAAGTTGAAGCGTTAATAAAATTTTCAGATGGATTATTCCCCGAAGAATAAATACTCAAAATAAATCAAGGAAGAAACTTAAAGGAAAATGATTATGCCAACAATACTAAGAGAAACTTATCCAACAGCAAGAAAAGAACATTGGTGTGAGTTTTGTTGTGAAAAGATAGCGATAGGACAAAAATATGTCCGTCAGACAGATATCTATGATGGAACTATCTATGACTTTGTCACACATCAAGAATGTAAGGAGGTAGCTCATGAATTGAATATGTACGATGATTGTGATGATTCAGGTTTAGACGGAGACTCTTTTCGTGAAGACTTGAATGCATACGTATACGCCAACCATTACGACGAACATACAGATGATGTTTATACTAGTTGGCAGTTGAATCATTATGAGATAGCGAAGAAAATATTGAAAGAACTTAAAACGGAGAAGTAAATATGAATCGTACAATAAAATTCAGAGGGAAATCAATAGAAAGCCGTAAAAACGGACAATGGATATACGGTTGCTACTTGTCAGATCATGACGGCTATTCTTACCATGAATTGATTTTGGATAGTACTACTGGGTTTTCATACGAAGTTGATCCTATAACAGTAAGCCAGTTCACCGGCTTGTATGACAAGAATGGCAAAGAAATCTACGAAGGTGATATCTTGTTGGTGGGCAACGATGGATATGAAAATACATACAATAAAGTAGGCATAAAAGACGGATGCTTTGGATATGTCGGAGAAGTGGATAGCAAAATACTCCCATTCTGTGACTACAATGTAACGGAAGAGATTGTAGGCAACATCTACGATCACCCGGAATTAATCAAGGAGGAATAAAATGGAAAAGTACTACTATTATGCCTTTCGTTGCAAGGGTAGATTTGGATCTGGAATTTGTTGTGAAAATAACGGCTG